ATGCCCTCGTTACGCAAGAACACTTGCTCCCAAGTTCTCCATTTGTTATCACTGCACTGCACTGTTTCGTGTTGGTGAACCCAACACCATCTGGCAAAGTAATATCTTCTATCCTCTGCCCATTTTTCTTCTTGCTCTTTAGATGGGTTTAACATTCTTAGGGTACGGTGAAACTTTATATCTTAATGCTTTTCTTGCTAACTTTTTAAATCTTTTGTCGCCAACAAAATGTACATAGCGATGCTTGATTGATCTAAGTCTATAGCCAACATCATCACCATGCTCCTCCTCCATTTGTTTGTAAGTCTTACCTCTGAATGTAGTGTGATGCAGGTGCGGTCTTGACTTTAAATATATTTCTTTTATAGGTTTTGTTTGACCAGTATAGGTAAAGTTAGTTGCTTGATAGACTATACCTAAGTGATCCTGCGCTCCGTCTGCATAACTTACTACAATCTTATTGCCTAACTTCTTAAGGGTTTGTCCTACTAACTGGGATGCCTCGTTTTTTCTATTGTACTTTAGAACTAATCTATTTAATTCTATAACATCCTTTTTAAACTCTTCGCCGCATACACCCTTGAGCAATGTATGTGATGGCGGTATACCGTAAGTACATACCCCAACTAACTCTCCATCCTTAAACATACCAAAAGACTTTTGTATTGACGGCATCCTGTGTGCATAATGAACATCAAGTATTAAAGGCTTAGTGTCTTGATAGTTAATCTCTTCAATCGTGTAGCCTGATTCCATCAGTGTTGACTGTTCCGCAGGAATAATCTCGAAGATATTGTGTTGGTATTTTTGCAAACAAATCATCTCTTCCATTCCTTGTTTTAAGTTTAAAGAAGTCATCCTCATCTACACTGCATTTTAACTTTAAATCATCGTAAATGTCAACTGGATTTACCAAAATAAAATCATCGTCAGTTTCAAATGCAATCATCCTGTCAACCTTTGTTGGCACACCCCACCCAATATTACCCGCTACATTTTTAAACTCGTAATAGTGTATTGTAGAATCAACATTTGCATCCCTTCTGTTATTTTTTTTCTTACCCTTTACGTCAATCTTCCCTTCCTTGCAAAGTATATCCCAGTGTTCGCTTCTATCCTCTGATCTTGTTGCTCGTCTGATAAAAGAATCCCCAATCATTTCTATGAATCTGTCTTCAGTAACAAGACCTTTCTCATAAAAACTTTGCCATTTATTTTTCATTTATCCAATCCTGTATCCTATCATTTAACTCCTCCTTAGTTTTAACGAACACGTTATCAACGTGCATATAAGTTTGCTCATCAGTGCTTGCTAGAAAGTGCCACCCTTGTGCGGTGTTTGATCTTTCAACCCTGTACTTCCCCACCCTGCCTAAGTTAAACGCACTACCCCTCCCCCATTCAATGCTTGACATCTGGGCCTCTTGATTCTGGTGTAAACCCTACAACATTTTCACCATCATGCTGTCTTAGCATACGCTTTAAAGCCCTCCACATATACTCATGCCCTGCATACTCTGCCTGTTGAGCGCAACCTTCAAGTAAAGATTCCATTTCCTCAATGTCAAACAGTTCGTGATCTATACCGTCTTGAGTTAACTCTAGTGCAGAATCAAAATGAAACACAATCATTGCAGGTATACTCATTTTATATTCTTTAACCTTTGCTTTAAAGTTTTAGCGGCTAAAAAGGCTTGAAAGTTTTCTTCGATTTCGGTTGATCGAACCGCCTCAAATTTACCAGACGCTTTGTCACACCTAAGTATATAGGTAGCATCCACTGGTATACCATGCATATCTTCGACTGCTTTGGCATACGCCGCAACTTGTAAATAATATTCTGGATAAACCCTCTTACTCGTTTTCCAATCAATAACACAATATTCTCCATTAATAATAGCCCTTGCATCAACAGTTCCTGCATATTTATATTTTCTATGATAGATTTTTTCTTCGGCTGATTTCCATTCAACCACATTTTCACCAACCCAATCTTGAAAAGCATGAATAGCATTAACAGCCTCTTCTTGCTTTGGCATCTTAGGTATTTCACCCTCTGCTATCTTCCAATTAATTGCGGCTTCTACCCACTCATGAGTAAGGCTACCTATGTTTAAGGCATCTCTTGACACCCCCCTGTAAGCGCCCTTCATTCCTTTCAACAATGGCTCTAAGGCCATTCGAGACTTGTACACGCTAGTCTTTTTAGATGATGCTTCTTGGTCGAAGAAGAAGTTCTTCTCCAACCAATCACCACCCACCTTTAAAGCCCATGGTACAAGAGCAGGTTTAGAAATGATGTCTAATATTTTAGTAGCATTAGGCACCACCTCTTTACCCACCTTGTATGAATGAAGTTTGCTATCGAATAACATCTCAACAACTTCTCCATCATGGTACTCTATCTTCATTAGAAAGGAACTTCTGTTGAAGAAGATTTACTGGCGTTAGATTTACCAGACCCATTCATGGGTGGTTCCATCCTACCAGAGAAACGAAGTTTACCAGACTCTTTAGCCCACAAAGATACACGCATCTTGGTTCCGTTAATAAGAGCATACCCTGTAATATCTGGGCGGTTCTCATTACCTTCCTTATCGTTTACAAACAGCGATACATCTCCATCTTTTTCTTGATAATCACTCATAAGAGTTTCCTATATTAAGTTATTGTTAAATCTTCGATTGGCTTGCTCAGTTCTCCAGACTTCAATGCGAAGTTCCAGTGACTTGAGTTCCCATCTTAGACGCTCTTCGTTTTCAATCGCAACCGCTACACCTTCAATTGTTTTTGCAACCTGCGGTTGTGTTGAAACCCAATTCTCTTTGTCGGCTACCGTCTTGCCTACCGCTGTAGCATACAACAAAGACCTTTGAGTCTTTTTAAACTCCGTTAACTGATATGTTTCGGCTTTAGCCTTTGCATATTTAGGAGAAGTTTCTTCTATCTTTTCTAGGTAGTCTTCCACTACCTGCTCAATTGTTTTCATATTTCTATTATACCTTGATTAAATGCTGTGTCAAGTGTTCTGAGAATAAAATATCCCTGCCAATCCATAAACTCTGCATCACCTGAGTGCATCTTATTATGACAGGTAAAACACATTGGCATTGTCAACCAGTCACTAGCCTTGTAGCCCATGCCCCCTGACAGCGGGGACATTCTACCCTTTAAATGATGAGCGACTACCGTACCATCTCTTGCTTCACAACCACTACAAGGTAGGGTAGCCACCCATTCTGTATACGCTTTACTCTTGATTCGTTTTGCCATTGTTTTTCTTTTGTTCTTCGATTAATATGTTAGCATACTCAATGATCTTTGCCAAGTCTGACAAAGGTTCACCTTTCTTATCCCATCTACTAGCGTATTTTACTATGTTAGCGGAACAAAAGTCAAGCCTATTTGCAATAATATATTCAATAGGTTGAATCCTCATTATGTAATGCGAAGGTTTCATTTTTATTTTCCGTCAGTTACTACCTGTTCAATCAATTGATACACTATTTCCTCAAGGTTTTTAACCTTCTCTTCAAGAGTATCAATACGCTTTTGCATTTCTAACTTATGTATACCTTCTTTGGGAGAATTGTATCCGTCTAAGTTTATCATATACCACACACTCCGCTCAAGCATTGCTCTTCTGAGTTATCCTCATAGATCACACCACGCTTAGCGTTAGCCTCTTCGTAAGGTACAGATGTTATAGGTTGACCACCCCTAGCACTATCTGGGTACACTGTTAGCCCCCTTAATCCACTAGCGTAGTCACTAATGATTTTGGCAAACGACTTTATCTTATCCTCATTGTTAAGATCACTACCCCATGCGGGAAGGTTTAACGTGGAACTAATAGCGTGATCTACATACTTCTGCAACCCATGTTGAAACTTAATTCTACGTTCTGGATCAGCGGCAAGATCAACAGCAGATTCAATTTTATCTGGGTCAATACCAGAATCAATTAATCCTTGCGCTGTACCGTCAACGACAAACTGATGTTTCCATTTTGTTCCATCCGAAAGGTAACGTCTGCGGTATGCGACTGCGTATATTGGTTCCACCCCAGAAGTAGTCCCTGCGAGGATAGAGATTGTTCCTGTTGGAGCAATTGCTCTGTAGCCTTTAGGACGGTTGAGAAAAAGTCTGTCGCAGTGTTCGTCTGCCGCTTTTTTACTTTCTGTTTCATAAACTTTCATCCATTGTTTCAGTTCATCCACCATTTCATATTTGTATCCACGTTTCAGCAACCACTCGTGCATACCCATCAACCCTAAACCAATACGACTATTCTTCTGCCTTGTCTCGCTTACTTTTTCGTAGGGAACTTGCGCCCTGATAAGCCCACAAACAAGGAACTTACTAGCAACAGTAACAACATCCCGAAACTCATCAATGCTGTCAATGTTAGCCATGTTAATAGACCCAAGATTACAAACGTCGCTATCATCTTCGCTAGTAATTTCTGTGCAAGCGTTACGAAGCGTTTCATTTTGCTTGTCTCCAAAGTTAAATGAGAATCCGGGCTCCCCTGTCATCAATGCCTGAGTTACATTCTTTAAAAACGTAGGATCAAGGTGTCGTTTGTCAGAGTTTAGCCATGCGTCATCGTAATTCAAACTGATGTTCATCATATCCAGAGGTGCATGAGCATTGAAGTCTTTTTCTTTTGCCGCTTTTACTTCATCACTCCAGTTCTTGATAGTCAATAAATCGTGAGCATCTTCATGCTTCCAGTTCATGCAACCATACATAGCACTGCGTCTGCTACCACCCTGCATTACGTTTCGTCCAATCTCATTGGTTGCAAGTAGGAAAGGAATCGGCCCACTACTAACACCGCCTGTCTTGGATAGCGTTCTGCCTTTAGGTCTAAAGTTTGTAACATCCATTCCAATACCACCACCTGTCATTAGGCAAGACCCTGCACGTTTCCAAAGGTCTGCCCATTCTTCCCTGCTATCTTCTTCTGCTTTAAGCAGGTAACAATTATTATAGAACCTTGCTTCTCTACCTGCATACCACAAGTATCGACCTCCGGGCAAGAACTTAAAGTTAGCAATGTCTTGGGCAAGTTTATCCTGATCTGATTTATCCATCAGATTATTTTTCTTACCATCCATAGTACCACATACACTGTTGACTACATTGTGCGCCTTGTCACTCCAAGTTTCATACGCATTGCTTGCATACTTCTGTTTAAAAATTGTCTCGCCTAGTTCGGTTCTAAATTTCATAGTGATGCCTCATATTCTTTACGCCATTTGTCAATTTCTTTACCATGCCTTTCTTCCATAAGTTTATCATAACCTTCTGGCGTAGCCCATGATGCAGGGTTTCTGTTTGAATCAAACGCTGAAGGGTAGTACAAGTACCGCCCGATACCCCACAATACACCCGCTCGTTTGAGCGCATCACTGATACCGCCCTTGTCGCCCTCGATATTAGTGTCACCCGCCCCATCAGATTTAGTAACCCACTTGCCATTAATAAGACAAGACAGTTTGCAAATCATCCTACCCCCAATATGCTCGTAGTGCGCTTGCCACCCGCCAACATCAAAGACTTCATCAAGTCTATTCATTACCTGACGCGCATCAATGTAAACCAACTCTTTACCACCTGCACCTTTGCGCCAGTGATGCTGTGCAAAAGGTTTCTTTAACTCTATCTGTATATGTTTCATATTATTCCTTTTGTTTTTTGATTGCTTCTGGGATATCTTCTCCGATGTCTTTTACCAAAACTTCGTGATACCCACCATCGTTATCATACCACCCATGATACACCTTGTCAATTAATTTTTGGCGGTGAATAATAAATGGGTTATCTTTGGTTCCTTGACCCTCAACATTTCCGTAAGAATATTTTACTGGTGAAAAGAATTCATCCATAAAACTTCGGGGAGTCCAATTGCTATAATTTTGTTTCATTTTGTTTCCTTATAAAGTGTTTAGCATCTACGACTGCTAACGGTTCTTGCCTGTTACGTTTAATGATAAGCAAGGGTTCGTAGCCCCCTGCATTTGATTGCGCTTGTTTCCAAGCGTCCCACAAATTAAGTCGCTCGACGTTCTTACATTCGATAGAGTATGGAAATAACCCTCTTGCTTTAGGCGACAGCATAACATCTTCACCTTGTGCGCCCATGCTCCTCGAATGAACATCGTCATCATCCAGTTTGAATATCTCAATTAGCGAGTCCCTTACCCACTGCTGTAACCTTCTCCCTTTTGCTTTTCCTGATGATGTTTTCATTTGCAAATTCCTTTAACCCACCTGTTTCTAGTTTACCCGCATTGCCACCCTTTGCGGGAGTTGGTAATATACCTTTGGGATGTAAGCCCTGATTGTAGTAATTCAGTGACGCCATGTCAAGTTTTAAATCCAAGTCTAGTTCCGCACCATCAAAGTGTCTTGCTTTACATAGGCTCATGTAAGCATCCGCATGAGGGTCATCATACAGTCTACCCAAGATGATTACATTGTCTGCCCTGTTGGTTATGTCGGCACTACCCGCTACACTCCATTTGTCTAGCCTATCCTTGACGCTACCACCCTTGCGAGCGTGGGCAACCAAGATAATATGAATCCCCAAGTGTCTGGCTGTATTGGCGATAGACTGAACGACTTGCTTCTGACCATTCCAATCATCACTGTTCAGACTCATTGTCATTAGCGAATCAATCAAGACTATATCAATATCAAGATTGTCTTTTGCATACCGCATGACTGACAGCAATGCTTTTGGCGTGATAGTTCCATGCTGATCATAGAACCATAACTTATCCTTTGCCCACTTGGTAAACTCAAGACCCGCATCTATATCGGGTTTGTTCTGTAATGATGCCTGACGCCACATTCTAGCCAGTTGCGACTTGGGTGACATTTCCAGTGAGATTGACAGACATTTCTTGCCCTGATCCATAGCAGACAAGAGTATCTGACTAGCGAATAAAGATTTACCCGCCCCATTAATCCCCGCTAGTACTGTAACT